ACCAGAGTGATCATTGCTTGTAATATCAGCCTCAATCAGCAGCTGATTATCTTTATGCTGTATCTCCGGTACGACATCATATAGAGGATTTACCATGCTATGGATATCGTGGTGATCTGCACTGTATTTGCCATCCCCGATACGTATACATTTTACCGCAAACTGCTTGCTGATCTGTGTCTGCGTCAGCAGAGATTGTCCGTCATATGTTATTACCATGCCCCTAAATGCCATTTAAACCACCTCCTTGAAATCTAATATTGACGAATGCAATACTGCATATCTTGCATTTGTACTTGATTGCTCATATCTAACTAGCGTTAAATCATAAGCGATATGTGCTGGCTTGATCATATCCAGATAGCTCCTTATTGCTGCCACAAATGCATCTGATAGATTGCTCTGCACGATATTGACAAGGAATAGATATTGTTCAGGATGCTCCTCTATTTCAACTGGAAGTCCCGTCATAGCTGTCAATTCGTTATAGATACTTCGCTTTGTTGCTGTATAGCGTGCATTGAGCTTCGCAATCAAGTTTTTCCTTCTTTCGTCCTGGGTTAGACCTTCACCCATCAGATCAAACATTTTTTCGTACCTGGAAAGCAATTCACTTGCTGTGTTTAAAGATAGCTCTCTGATACATTCCTCCAAGGCATTATGCAATCTATCAAGCTCCTTTGATTCAGCAGTCAGTAGTTCATCCATTTCCTTCATGCTCTGAAGCCAGAATGGAAGATATTTTGTATCAAATCGCATAGAAGCTCACCTCAACTATCTCAAAATACTCATCACTATCTGCTGTGATGGAAGAAGTCCCACCGTTGAGAGTATACGAATCAACATCCAGAACACCCGGTATATCATACAAGAGATCACTGACTTTAAAATATGTCAATGATCTACTGGATCCGAATTGCTTAGTTGTAAGGTACTGTGTAAATGCAGCCTTAAACTGATCAGTAATATTATTTATTTCAAAGCCATTTGACAGGTGAATGCTGCCACTTATATTCAGAGCCTTAGCCTTAGCAGCTACGACACTTACAGCTGCCGCAATAGGCTTCATTTCAGTGATATGCTCTATTGCTTTCTGGATAATGATTTCGTCAGGTGCAGCTCCTCCAGGAGAAAGCAATACGACTTTCACAGTTCCATTACCGTTTGCGCAGGGAATACACACCGCATTTCCTACACCGGGAACCTCTTTCGCCCATTTGATATAATCATTAACGTTTCCGGAAGTGGATGGATTCCGGATTCTGTCAAAAATGCGACTGCGAAAAGCCTCATCCGTCTCTATATCTACGCCTCCAGCAAAGGGCTGTACATTGGTTACCTTAACACCATCAAGGTCAACAGCACTTATATCTCCAGCAGCTACATTGCCAACTGTTCCGGCAGTAGTACAGACCGCTTTTATTGATACTGTGGAGGTATCATCTATTACACCTTTTTCAAGTGTTGAAAAACTCAAAGTATCAGATTTCACAGTAGTTTCAGCTGGAATCGTTGTTCCTGGATTTCCTGTGAATAAAACTGTTCCTTGTGCTTGTGTTGCTGGTAGTCTTGTTTCTCCGAAGTCCAACGCTGCTCTGTCTAAAAACTCATCATAAGCAGTATCCAGCAAAACCTTATCTGGAATAGTCGCAACCTCCATAGCATACATCATGGCAAGCTCCTGCGCCACAGCCTGAATGTTATCCATCGAAAAAGAACCCTCCAGTTTACTGGTAGGATTCTTCAAGTTCTCCATGATTCTATTCTTTATATCCTCATATTCAAAGCTATCCAACTCAACCAGCTCCTTTCATAATCTGCTCTATTTCCAAATCATCGTAAATACTAGAAACAGTAAATTTTGCTTTAATTCCAGAGGATAACTTGTCAAAATTAAAATCCTTAATAGCGGTTATATAAGGTGAATATATAAGCGCCTCCGTTATCATTCTCTGGATTTCTGAGGTTATGATGTCATATGATAAACCGACACCTGTCAGATCATCAAGCTCTGATCCATAATCATCCGTATATGTTACATAGCGATACCGCGCAGTCATGAGTGCTTTATATATCCAGATCTTTAACGCTTCATTTTCCTCAACAATGATTGAATTACCATCCAGATCTGTCTTCAGACAATTCTTTTCATAATCGTAAGCATATTCACGGAATACAGGAAGTTCTTCCTCATCGCTCATATCTTCCTGAACCTCAGTAAAAAACGGAAAGATACTCATACTGCCACCACCTTCTGCAAGATATAAAAGCTAATGTTATCCAACAATACAATGACATGATCGCCACGTTTAAGCTTAAGGTCTGGATTGCTGTATATATGCTGATTGACCGTGAGATCATACAGCTGGAGTGTGACCGGATCTGTACTTGTCACTGTAGCCAGTAGGATCTGTTGATCTGTACTGTTTTTGTTCTTCAACAGCTCTGCCATTCTGTAAGCCCATGTATTCATTTCTTAACCTCCTGTCTCAATCTCTCTCGTATCCATTAAGTTTTTAAAAGCGAGTGTTAATGTCATACTATGCTTACCATTACTAAAAGAGTGGCTATCACTCTCTATATAAAATTTACCGTATAGCCCTGTGGATTGTTCCTGCACGATGATGCTGTATCCAGCTATCGCTCTACAATCTCCTGTGACAGTAACGTTTCCGGATTCTTCGATTCCCTGCATCAATGCCCTTGCTTCAGCTTCGGACGATTTCCCATCCTCTTCTTTGTAGACCTTTTGCACCGTGCCATATTTATTTCTGGATGTACGATCCTCTATAATGCGCTTTTTATTACCGTCTTTATCTGTGATCAGCACTTGATTTACTACATTTTCAGCACTTACTCTGTAGGTCGCATCCTGTAGATTGTAACTACCATCTACCACCACACCGCAAAGCTCACCCTTTTTTATGACCGCTAACTTGTTAATGGATTGAGCCATTGGCATATAAACCTCTTTTGTCTTTTTGGCAGCAGCTGTATATGCCATCATGATAGCATCATATCCGGTCTTGGCAATGCAGGGGAAATACACCTTTGTATTTGTTGCCGCAATGCTCCCCGGTGTGATACCTAAATCGTTACAGATCGTCCGTGTGATCTGCTCTGCTGTATTATTGAATATCCGGCTAATCTCACTCTTATTGACATAAAACATCAGATCATAAGCTGTAACAGATATCATACCGGATGCAGCTGCTCGCTCTACCGTCCAAACAACACCACCAAACAGATTGTTGTTTTTATCGTCCTGGAGTATAACCTCATTACCCGGCTCCAGTATGACCTTAGTCAGTTTATCATCATGTGGATTTTGATAATACGTGAATTGTAATGTCCTTGCGACAGCTTTTGTATCACCTGACCATGACAGATCCTGTACCAGATTGATAATATCTTTATCCTTAGCAAGCAATCTCATTTCGGAATCACCAACTTTGTACCGGCCCAGATCCAATGACCTTTATCGGATGATGCAAAGCCGTGTTTCTTTGCCGCCTTTTCGATAGCATCCTTGTTCGCATTATATATTTTAGGATACTTAGATCCATTACCATAATACTTTACTGCGATCGACCAGAGGGTATCACCGCCCTTGATCGTATGTGTAACCTTCTTTTGCTGCTTAACTTTTTGCTTCGGACTTTTTGCGGCTGGTCTTGCAGTGGTTATCGTCTTTTTTACAGACGTTTTGATTTTAACAGTAGGCACGTTAAGAGACTTATACTCAGTCAGATCAATCGTATAATAGATATCCTTATCACCCTCATATCTTATAGTATGGATCTTGTCGATTGTCATTGCGATATTGATACCTGTATCACTGACTATAAGTCTAACGGGCTGACTACTGTCCTTCCATTTTTCTATCAGTTTTAGATATTCAGCAGGAGATCTATCAGCTCGTTTATAAAATGGTGAAGAGGAAGAAGGGAAGAAGCTGGAGAGTGAGCCTGTGATCAGACCCACACTTCCCAGCTGATTTGCTTCTCCAACATTCAGCAGAGTGATTTTCTGATTAAGTTGCGGATCATCAAGCTCAAACTGTGACGGATTCACAGGTAACTTTATTTGCTCCTTGCTGTTTGCTGTAGATATCAGCTGATATACTCTCATGTTTCTTCCTCCTCTTTTTATACATTTTCTATTGCTTCCAGGATTTTCTTTACTACTTTATCACCGATTTCATCAATGTCTCCCTCTTCTTTAACAACGATTTTATCAGCAAGTTTTGGGATTTGAATAGTTATTGTTTTACCATTCTCCGAAGATTTTCCTGAACCGTTACCAGATGGAACAACAGCCCCATTACCGGAAACAACAGGCATCGGCTCACTGCGGCTTAACTTGCTGACCAGTAGGTTTATGCCTTGCAGCATAGACTTTAGATATGGCACAGATGCATCTGACTGTAAAACTTGTGTCACTCCGCTAGCACCCTGCACATTTTTGGTGATCCTGTTTATCACTGGATCCATCCATCCTGTGTTATGCTCTAACGGGACGACAGCCTCTCTACCTGCCTCACCGAAAATCGCTGGCGTTGCCTTATCAACTACACCACCCTTAGCAAGTGGTTGTATATGCTCCAGATCTAGCCCAAAATGCGAACCTCCGGCGAATGGCACCCAATCCGGAATATCAACCTGGATTGAATTGATACCATCTATAGCCCAGTTAATGATCCCGATAACAGCATTTAACGGAGCCTTGCATATCTCTCCAATTCCAGAAAATATTGTACCAAATGAATCAACGACACCCTGCCAGTCTCCAGACCATACAGCACTGATCAGATCCAGACCACCCTGGATGATACCTGTAATGCCGTCAATCACGTTGGTGATGATTGCACCGACAGTCTCAAAGGCTGTCTGCACAAAGGGTGCCAGTGTCATAATAACGTTTTTTATGCCCTCGATTGCAATGCTGAGTGCAGGCAATACAGCGGTAACGATATTACCGATCTGCGTCACGATGGTCGAAAAGATAGGCGCTAAAACTGGCATAACCTGTGCAATGGCTGCCACGATTTGCTGTATCACTGGCGTTGCTGCTATAGCAACGTTTTGAATCGTTGTGATCACCGTTTGAGCAAATGACATGATGGAGGGCATCATTGCTTTGATACCATCACCAAGAGCAGCAAAGATAGGGGATAATGATTTAAACGTGGCAATGATTGTCGGCATTGCAGCAGATACTGTCTTAATGCCCTTACTTAAGCTGTTACCAAACGCAGAGCCTAATTTATCAATGTATGGCATCGCTTTATCAATCAATCCAATCATATCTGTAAGCACAGGTTTTAATTGATCAACGATCTTAAGCCCAAAGTCTGCAACGCTAGACTTAAGTTTTCCGGTAATCGTAGATACCAGACCGCCGCCAGAGGTCGCAAGCTTCGCACTTGCTCCACCAAAGAAATTTTCCAGATCCTTGGATACGCCCTTAAATCCTTTTTGCTCAAATTCGTCAGCCGACACTTTAAATCCAAAGCTTTTCAAGCGCTCCATTTCACCCATTTTCGCATCACCTAATGCCTCAATGGCATCCTGGACACTTGCAGTACCACCAGAAGCTGCTGCCATGTCTTCAGCTAATTTTACAAGGCTCATAGCCTCTTTTCGGTTGCCCTGAGTTAATGAGATTGCTCTGGAACCTGCCTGTATGACCTCACCAGTCTCAAATGGTGTCGCATTTGCGTTATTGCGCAGCTGCTGCGTAAATTCTGCCGCTGCCTTATCAACAGCGGTTTGATCCATGTCTTTATTGGTGGCTCCGATAAAGTGCTTAATGGATATCTGTTGCTGCTCAAGCTGCATCCCGCTTTTAATCGAGGCACCGAGCGCCGCTGTAGTTACAGTTGCAGCTACCGTCACAGGAATTACAAGCTTTTTTGCAATCGCTTTAAGCTTAGATCCTATGCTGCCAAGTACCGATGCTGTCTTATCAACGGCTGTAATAATAGGCTTTGGCACCTTGCTTTTGAGCAAAACAAACTTACTTTTGATACCATTGATTATGCTTGTTGTCTTGTCTTTAACTATGATCACAGGCATTGCGATAAGCCGACCTACATCCTTGATCTGCTTTTTTACCTTTACGATTTTTGTCGTTGTTGCATCCTTAAGCTTGATCATAGGGCTGACGATCGTCTTTTTTAGCAGACCCAGCTTATTTTTTATCTTATCAGCTGTTTTACTGGCACTGTCCAATATTTTAAAACGTACAGTTAAACCCTGTTTAAATTCACTCATTTTCCGTTTAAGTGATGATAGTTTCTTGTAGACTGCATTATCATCAATCTTCATTTTCCAGGATTTCTCATACAATTCTTTCATAGCTGTATGTGTTTTTTTTACATCCCGCCGGAAGTTTTGCTGCTCTTTAACAATGTTTTTTAAGGTAGGAGTGACCTTATCCTTGATTCCGATTTCACCCTTGACACCCTTGTTTTTCGGCATGATCAGTCACTCCCTCCCATTGCTTCCTGTATTTCTTCAGATCTAGTAATCATGCTGGCTCGGTAAAATAACTGATTGATCAATGGCTCTCTTAAAAAGTCGTCTATCTTCCAGCCCAACTGGACGTAATAATGCAATAGTTGCATATCCCCGTCCTGGGCTATCAGTTTTTTAAATCTTCAACCGCTTTGACTTTAGCACCTTTCTCAGCTGTTACACCGGAAAGCTTCAGTATTTCTTCAGCAATTTCATTCACTTCATGCATTTCAAAGATATCAACTGCATCAACAGGCTTATAGATATCACCACTAGCTTTCAGTTCTTTTGCAAGCTGCTGCATATTCGGCTCAAGGATGCCGATATAAGCACAGTACCTTGTTGATTCCATGGTATCTTCTACATCCAGCACCTCTGTGATTTCATGTGTCTTTAGATCTCTTATGATGATGTCAACATCCATAGATGGCACATGAAGCTTTTTTGTCTTGCCTAGCTTTTTATCACGCAGGCGTTGTGCAGCCTTTGCAGTAAATTCCTGTAACAGATTCTTTTTTTCACTTGTTGCTCCCATTTTTATGCACCTACCTTATCCAAATTGATCATATCCGATGGAGTAAAGCCTCCACTGATTTCCTGTGTTACTGGTGCGCCGACCTCATAGCTAACTACTGGTAATTCGTTCAACCAGCAGTTATCGATGCTGTAACGCTCTGTTTGTCCTCCGGTTGCATCCGGATCTTTAAGTTTTGTGATGATTTGCAGACGCTTATCCTTGCCTGCATTGATTTTCTGGCGGTAATCTTCAAAACGTGAATACACCTTGTTCAACTCCAGTGTCCATTCACCTTTCTGACTTTTAAATTTTGAATCCATGTCAATACCAATCTGAATATCTTCACGTTCATAGCTGATCTTAAGCTCGATTTTTTTTGCTTCCGCAATAAGATCTCCATCGATCCAGACCTCTGCATAAGACCCGCTGAGAACTCTGTATCCTCTAAATTTCGCCATATCTTAGTCCCTCCTTGGTATACTGATTTCTGTGCGCACCAGTTTGATATCGCCATCTGTAACAACAATAGCAGTGTACGGATCATAATTTTCTTTCAGATACTCAAGCAATGGTGCGCATAATTTTTTTAATTCATTGATCT